CTTGAGCCTAGGTGTGTTAACAGCCTAGGCTCGGATAATGTCTTGCGCCTATCGGCTTAATAGTTTAACTTTTTTAAAAATAAGTTAAACTTTTTTCTTTCATAGGTTAAGTAAGTTTTTAATTATATAGGTTCAACTTTTTTAAGTCAAGAGGTTATAAAAATTTTTGCAATAAAAAAAAGGCTACATTAAAGTAGCCTTAATTTTATTTAATATGAATTATACCTTTAGAATTTTTTGCACAAATCCAACCGCTTGGAGTCTTTACCCAAATACTGCCGCCGTCATCTTTAACGCAATCTTTAACAGTGACCTTTGTTCCTTTTTTAAGCTCACCATTTTTATTAGCGTGCTTCTTAGCGTCCTCGCTCCACTTATTCACTCCAACTCTAGGAGCACTCACCTTAGGACTAATACGAATATTCATATTGTCTACAAGTACATAGGTTGCGCCAATGGTATAGCCATACATTGTTTCCGCTTTCTTTACAGTCTTTTTGGCTGTTTTCTTTTTAGTCTTTGTTTTAGGTATTTCTTTAAACTTCATACGTTTATCTTTAATAGTCTTAGTAAACTTTTTATCTAAATAAAAAGCTTGATTAATTTTAATATTTTTTACTCCTGATACGTGGAGTACCCACGCGCCATGATTGTTACACGTCCAGCCGCTACCTAAAGACCTCTTCTTTTTCGAAAAACCACATGAAAGATGGATATGGTTACCAGTAGCATTACCAGCTCTACCTTCGGTAAATAATCTTGTTCCTTTAGTATAGACTTTACCTACTCTAAAACCACTTACACTTTCATGTTCTGCCATTATATAAAGATAACCTACACCATATGGCATTTGTACCTTATTTTTACTTCTAAACCAAAGCCCATGTGAAGCCTTGTTATATACTTTCAAACAGATAAGGTCACAAGGTGCGTAAAACCAATCCTTACCTGTATCTTCGCCTACTAAATCAGTAGGATAATCTTTATAATTTGTTCTCCTATATCCTGTTCCACTACATTTTTTATGCGGTGTAGAAGTATTCCATATAGCACTGAACCTTAAAACTTTCATGGGAAAGATAGCATACTGCATATTCATTCCTCCTTTTAGTGTTCAATTACCTCATCATCTTCAGGATTTTCACCATCTTCTTCATCCTCATCAAATTCATCAAGCTCATCTTCGGAATCTTCTTCTACTAATTCAACCTCTGGCAGACCTGCAAAGCTTGTTAAAATTGAAAGAATACCAGCAAGAACTGAAGCTGATGCAACTACTTTCCAATCAACTGAAGATAAAACTGTTGCTGTTCCAATTGTTGCCGCAGCTGTCTGTGCAATTGTTTTAACTGCTCTTTTTAAAGCACATAAAAACCAATATTTTGTCATCTCTTTTCTCCTATTTTTTCTTTAAATATTTAGTTACACACCATCCTTTATATTTAGGAAGGTATGCCCAACCACCTTTAACTTTTGAAACGGTAACTTTTGTACCATTTTTTATTTTTTTCACTATCTTACCACTTTTACTTGGCTTTTTTCTTATATTAAGAGTTGTTTTAATGCCAGTAACTACGTAGATAGCAGACGTAGATTTTTTAGTTTTTGCTACTGGAATTGGTAAAATTGCAAATCCCCATCTATAAGACTTAAGTCGTCTCTTTTTAACTAAGCCATTATTAATTTTTTTACCTTTATAAACACCGCTGATATTACCATCAACTGTGTAAATATATTCGTCAGAAATTTTAATTCCTGTACAAGTATGTGAGAAGTTTTTGCCTCCTCTTCTACCTTTAAAGACTATAACCATTTTACCACGCGCCATTGCTTTTCTTGCTTTGGCTTTATCTGTTGTCCAGTCAACTTTACCTAAACCTTTTATTGTAGGTTCAGACTTCAACCATCTTGCATAGTTATTAGTATTCCAAATATATCCTTTGTGCGGCACAAGGGCATTATAACCTGCCCAAATTAAATGAGCTTGCACAAAAATACAACAATGACCTACTACTCCATAAGGATAAAATTTAGTAAAGAAGCCTTTACTATTAATTCCTTTATAGCTAGCCATCGCTTTGGTATATCGGTTGGAATAATTCCTATGTTTTCGATGAGATCTCGATCTCGATGAAGTTAGCCTTTTGTCGGCTTTCATCGCTTTAATTATTTCTTGAGATGTTTTCATGTTATTTACCTCTCATTAACTTTAATTTTAATTTCATTTTATAAGTTAATTTTAGAGGTAAAGACTCTATTAAATAAAAAAAGATAGGTAAAAACCTATCCTTTTAATTACCTAGTATACACAATTTTAGTATGGTCACCTATACCATATTTTTCAATTAATGTATACTCGTCTAATACAACTAAAGAATTAATTCCTAAAACGACAGATGTTGGTAAATCGTTGTCTAACTCATCGATTTTACCATCGACTAATAATTCCAATACGTATGTTGGATTTTCGTCATTAAGTCCATAGAAATTAAACTCCAATAAGTTGTACCTTTTGTTAGAGAAATTAATATACATTTTTTTATACCTCCGTTTATTAATAATGACTCGCCTAAAGGCATGACAATATTAAATTAGAAGGCTACAAAATGTAATTTTCTCTTTTGTTAATTATATTATATTAAAGTTTTAGGAATAAATCAAATTTTCAACTAATACTCGCTTGTTAAAATATCGCCACCTATTCGTGGGTACTCATAAGCCCGACTATTTTTGTCAGCTTTCTGACTGATGTCACCTTAATTATACTTGTCCCTATTCTATAATTACTCGGCATTTGGGCTTCCATTGGCACCTTAAGTATGTAATTTCCGGAATCATCCAAGGTCAGACCGAAATTTAGCGAATTTACATAAATATAATTATTATAAGGGTACGCTAATAACCCGATAATGCTTCCAACGCCGTTATCCCACGATAAGCCGCAAATTCCATGAGAGCCATCAGATAGATAAATTTCTACCTGCGAATAATTTGCAATTGCGCTATTTACAGTGGTTCCTGACGATACGCTTGGCTCCCAACCATCAGAATTTTCATATAATGTTACACGCTTTGAAGAGACGCGCCCGTTAGCGGTTATATCTCCGGATGCGGAAATGTTCCCACCTGATGTAATATTGCCGCTTGAAGATATAGTTCCATTAACGTCAAGGTCATCTCCAAGAAATACGCCTTCGTCTTCATCGCTGACATCTTTAAATACGCCAACTCCGCGGCCTAAAGGGTTAATGTCGAATATAAATTCACTGAACGTTAATTGGGTTTCAATATTGCTCGACTTATATCCATAAAGGGTTGAATCGTATGTAAACGCGGTTCGTATTTGAATTCTATAAGTTTTTGAAACTGATTCTGAGCCTAAATGTACAAGACATATTATAGTTCCATACGTGAGAAACCCTGACTCCTCCGACATTGGCAAATCTACTCCGGTATCTGTCGATAAAACCGTTCCTGATACAGACGAGCTGTCAGTGCTGTTTTTTAACTTCCACACAGTCGTTGTGTCTTTTGTGTCGCTACCGTCTATATAGACATACGGCCTCCGCACTTTTAAACTTTCCACATATGGAGCACTGAAATTAGCCGTCAGTAAACCATATTCTCCAGAAGCTCGTTCGTTAAAAGTTTCAGACGTTTCGTCGTAATCACCTCTAACTATGGTTAAACTTGACACGTTTGGGACGACGCCATTAAACACGTTATCGTAGCTTTTAGCTATCGTTCCCAATTTGCTAATGCCGTATTCTATAGGACATACCAGCATTATTAAATTGTTTTTGTTCGTATCTTTAAAACAGTCAGACCAAGCCGATAATTTGTCCGGATCGCCATTGTAATAAACGACGCCTTTTAACTTAGCGCATCCGTAAAACATCTGATACACGCTCGTGACCTTTGAAGGTATTGTCGGAGGCGTCACAAGATTCGTGCAGTTTTTGAATACCCAACCGCAATCGATTACGTTTGGCGGCAACGTTGGTGCGGTCGTTAGCCCAGTGCATCCAAAAAAAGCTGTACGAAAATCGGTTAAAGATGTTAAATTCGATAAGTCATACGTGCCTGTTAAAGAAATGCAATTTTTGAACGCATTATAACCTATTTTAACAGTTGATAAATTCAACACGCTATTAATATTGGTAAGCTTAGAGCACCCGCTTGCTATGTTTGCGATGGACTCCAAATTGTTAGGAAGGTTTGGAAGTTTCGTTAGATTTTTGCAACCATCAAATGCTACGGCTCTTAAATTTGTATTATTGCTTAAATCCGGGGCCGTCGAAAATGTGCAATTATAATAGGTAAACACTCTTACCGGCTTTCCGTTTAGAGTGTTAAATGGCGCTACTTGTGTTTTCGCCTTGTAACTGCTTTGTATATATCCAATCCAACCGTTTGTAACGGTGTAGCCATAATATGAATATGCTTTTGCATGATATTCGTATTCATGATAATAACCATCACTGGTAGACGAGGATGCCGGAACCAAATAATCGCCTTCTCCTATTGCCGGGTATGTTTTTCCGGCAGCATAACTTTTATTTGCAGATACATCCCAAAAAACGTACCCGTTTGGTACTATAGCCATAATTATACCTCCTAATATCGTTTCATAGACCAGTGGCCATTATCTCTGATTTCTGTTATAAACTTACCCCGAGATTTCGAACTGGCGCTCGAATCAAACTTAATGGACGCTCCATTCCCGTATACAAAATAGTTCTGAGAAATTGTTCCATAAAGCTCTCTTGAATCGTCGTAACCAACTTTTAGTTGAGAACCTTCATTTATAAAATCAATTCCCGTATTATTAATAAGTATTTTAGCATTGTCTTTATCACTCCCAAGAGTTATATCGTCACTAAATGCGGCCACAGGAACTCCATTAATTCTTATATTAATTGCCTCGTCTGTTATTAGTAGATCTCTAAATTCATCACTTTCTTCGTCCTCAGTAGTTTTTGAAACATGAACGCCTTCTTCATCTACCCATAAATATGTACGCACATAATTATTAAGCGTATTAACCTCACTAGTAGTAGCTGCTATATTTGTTCCCCAGCTTAAGCTGTCCTTAGTAACTTCAAAATATTCACTATTATCCTTATCATAAGCCTGTAATGAATCAGTACTCATCAAAAATCTCGATGATTCATCAATACCAACCCTCGCAGTGCTTCCGTATTGTGCAATAGAAATTCCATTTTTCACTATATCCAATCCATTACTATTCAACTGTATAGCAGTAGTATTAGTTTCTACCTCTGGATGTACAGTAATATCCGTATTACTATTTTTAGTAACATATTTACTTGTTTGCGCGCCAGCAGAAGCATTTTCAACAACAGTCGAGACATCTGTAGTACCTATTTTAGAACCCGTTCCTAAAGTAATTTGACCACTTATAACTGCATTGTTTGCATATAACGTACCATCTGTCCTAACTCCAAACTTAGTTCCTATAATTTCTTTCCAATCACTAATTCCACTAGAACCATTAACAGAATAACTTCCATAAGGTTCAGTAGATAAATATATAAAACCAGATTGGTTCGGAGTACCAGCCTTTACTCCGCCTTTACTTAAAATTAATCCATTTGAATCTAATGTAGCCGTTAAATCTCCTTGCGCAGTTTTTAAAGGCTTATAAAATTTTAAAGCAGGGATACTACCATCTAATTCAACTGCTTTATAACTATTATAACCAAAAGTCATACTTGTTAATCCAACCAATGAATTAAATCCATAAGTTGAAGCAGTACCTTCAGTTACATCAGCCCCATTAATTCCACTAGCTATATGCGCACCAGTTGAATCCCACCAATAGTGTTTAACCTTAGCTGCTAATGCTTCAGTTGCATATTGAGCCGCAGCTGCTTGCGACATCGCGCCTTGTGAATCTTCATTTGCATGGGTTGCAATTGATTCAGCTTCATTTGCTTTATTCAATGCTTCTGATGCATTGGTATTAGCCTCAACAGATTGTGCAATTGCGTCAGTAAGGGCATTATCTAAATAAATTTGAATATCTTTATCTACAATTGTAAATCCAGAAACTGTGACTTCACCAGCGTCGCTCCACACGTTATTCTGTCCAACCAGCGTGGTGATGGTCTGTGGGTCGAGTTGGATTGTGCGTGGTTCTGCAAGTGGGTAGACGATGGTTATTGGATTGTTCGCCAACCACGCATCCAAATCTGCGGTTTTCGTTATGCCTAAACTATCGAGACCAAACCCAATTGCTTTCCCCGTTTGACCAAGAACAAGAGTGCCGCCAAACGCACTGTTCCACGTTCCTGTTTCAATCTTGTCACAGATTGCACTTGTTGGTTGTGTGTTTGATGAGTGTGGCTTTATGTCTGATAAGGCATACGTATATCCTCGATAGTGTGTTCCGCTTGCTCCGACAGACCAACCCTCATCATCCGACCCGTCAAGCACCTTATACACCCTATCAATCGTCAGCACACCGCTAACCAAATCAACCGTTCCCCCATATACCGTCTCTTCGAACGTGGCGGTGTGGGTTGTGCCTTGATAGGGTTCGTATTGGTCTTCTGTAACAACGCCCTCGAAGATTCCGCTTCGGTCATAGTCTAGGATAGTTGTTCCCGATGCCCATACGCCCCTTAAACTCTTTACAGTTTTGCCAGCAGTTGATGTGATGATTCCGCTTCCGCCACGTGGGAAGTAGTGATATGAACCATCTGTATATACGATTACAAAGTTAATTGCGTTCGACCCGTCGACCTCCTTAAAAATGAACGTATATTGAGTGTTAGCCTTGAACACTTTGTCCACAATCATTTTGTTGCTAACGTCACTTGAGATAAACGTCACGGTGTGAGCGGTGGTGTCCTTTGTTGAGTTCGGAACGATTGACAAAATGTCATCTGCCAGTTTTTCACCACCCCACAGATTCTTCTCAACCACACTAGCCTCCGCACTATCCCAACCGCTGATTGGGCAGATGTTTTCGTATGGTGAGTAGGTCGTTACTGTTGACGGATAGTTTATGGCGATGTCATTTTTGTATGTTGTGCCATAATTCGACGTTACATAAAAGCGGATATATGCGACGCTACTGTCAACTGTGAAGGTCGACCCACCAACCTTACCGCCTGCGTTTGCGATGAAATTCTTCCCCTCATCATAGGTTAGTACCGCAATCCACAGTGATGTGCTTCCGCCAATAACAACTCTGTAGGTTTCACCACCTGTAACTGGAATAAAGTTCTTGGAACGCAGTATATTGTTGGACGTGATATTCTGTCCAGTCGTTGTATCAATGCCACCGACTTCCCATTCTTCGTCCCATTTGTTCGCACCCGCACCGCCAACCCACGGGTGGTCGTATCCGTGGAGGTCTTGGATTGGGTCGAGGGTAGTGATGAGGGATGTAAGGTACTTATGCTCCCCATCTTCAAATGTAACTATATCTCCACTTAATTCAAAATTTTCTTCTGAGTCATCTACATATATAATAACCGTCTTAACCCAATAATTTGGTTTACTACTATCATATTCTGGTGTATTTATACTCCATCCGCTATAATCCTCATCTGGCGTACCGATACCATAATTACAACAATACGTTGTAATCGATTTAATACTGCGGCCGCCCTCTCCGGTAATACAAGCTGGTTCACCATAAAATTGTTGAAAATTTTGTGCAGTAATTTCAATACCACTTTTTTTAACGACAGCACGTTGCCATATATATGTACCACTAGTTTGAGTAACATCGGTTTTCCACAGAGCAAAATCATTTACATCTGGTGGGGTAATATTACTTTCCGAACCGGCATATACCATGTATATTCGCTCTATATCTGTCGTATCTGTAATTGTAATTGTTCCATAAGAAACTTGTGCCATTTTAATCTATCTCCTTTTAACTCCTAATTTGTCCATGAATTGTGCCATCTGCGTCGATTGTAGCACAGTTTTGGTAGAGAGATTTGACGTCGTCTGCGGAAAGGGCAGTTGCATAGATTCTAAGATCACTTACTTGACAAGCAATTGGATTACTACCGTTAGGTCTAGCTGCAACAGATAATCTGTCAATTACTCCTCCACTCCAATAATCTTGTGTAGATGCGGCGGTAGTTTGCAAAGTTCCGTTAATATATAATTGTATACTAGAACTACTATTTCTAACTACTACGATATGATTCCATTGATTTGTGTTATAATCAGTTGTTGGATATGTAGTTCTTATTGCACTATTACAAGAAGGTATTATTACTCCTCCATAGAAGCCGAAACCTAATTTACTTTTATAATCAACCACAATCGCAGCATTGCCAGTAGAAGCAGTTTTAACCCATAGCGCAAGAGTGACCCCTTCCGAACTAGGGGAATCAGCTAAAATATACTGTGAGCCACTAAAAGTTATACTGACTTCATATTTTGGCGTATCACTCGTCCAACTAAATATACCCGTTCTTGTGCCATTGTTACAATAACCCGAAATATCATATTCAGTTGTTCCATTGAGGCCTAAGGTTACGTACATAGATTCACTACTATTTGGTATCCAAGGAGTCATCTTATCTCCTTTTTCTAATTTGACTCCACATAATTGTAAAGTTACATTACTTCCAGTTTTTGCAGTATTAAAACCTATATATATATTACCTGAAGTAGCTGTAGAAGTAAATGTACGATATATTCTAGTCCAACTTCCATTTGGATTTAATTTTCCTCCAGCATAATCATAAGCCCCACTTCCATAATACTCCACATCAGAAGATTTTGCTTGCCCATAAACACCACCGTAATCTAAAGTAGTACCATTATATACAGAAAAACCAAGCATTGCTGCAGTAGATGAACCACCAACAATACGTCCCCAAGCGCTAAGAGTATAAGTTACTCCACTTTCTCTTGGAAAACTATCTATACCCCAACAACTTGCATCTTGACCCGTTTGTAAACCAACACTTTGAAAACCATAAGTTAAAGCTCCACTAGGTGCGTCAGGAATAGCTACTCTAGAACGAGTCATTTGAGAACCTCCTGCAAGACGCCAAGTACCAGTTGAAGGATTGGCTGAACCCACAGGCATTTCTACACTATTAGGCATTAAATTATCTTGCCCAAAGCCTTGTCTATTCAATGGATAATGAAGTACAAGCCCTTGTGAAAGTTGCCTAACTTCCATTGGAGAAAGACAGTGGTCGTAGATACGGACATCATTTAAGTATCCTGTTAATGGTTCAGAACCATTCGATGCTGCGCCAATGCCCAAGTGTTGTGAAGAATCCAAAGCCGGTACAATTGTAGTAGTAGCCGTTTTATGCAATATACCATTCAAATACATTTTCATTGTACCATTATTATAAGTACAAACAATGTGATTCCAAGTATCTAAAGCAAAACTATCTGCTGTAAAATTATAATTTACATTATTAGTACCATCTGACACACTAAACATTGGGTATCCATTAGAAAATCTACGTAATAAACCAATTCTAATATTATTCCAACCAAAGCCAGTGCCAATACATATCATTTGCGAATTACCGGAAGCAACTGAAGAGGGTTCTTTATACCAACAACAAATAGAAAATTCAGAAGTATTAAAATTGCTCCAATTAAAAGAAGTTTCTTTTAAATAGCCAGAAGCATTAAATTGATAACATCCACCCAACTTTCCTGCTGAATTAAACGTTGCTCCATTATTTGTAACTGTCACATCCGACAATCCCTGATTTCTTAAATCTTTCGTCAATGGCAACCACACCTGTAATGCCATACTCTTTCCCTCCAATCTATATTAACTCCTACCATCCACCGCGGCCGCGCGATGAATGGTAGGAAAAGTTTAATTAGTTAATTTTTTGTTACTTTACAAAGCACAACTATTTTTTTGCTTACTACATTTTTATTTATATATATAAGTTGTCCGCCAGTAACTTCTGTTGCACTGATAGTTGGAGCCGTAGTGCCATTAATATATGATACTTTTAAATCAGTTAATGAATTTGGATTAATGACATTTCCATCTTTATCTCTAAAGCTCCAAACGTAAGTTAAATTACTCGGCGCTGCATCATCAGCATATTTATGCGTTGATGTGTTTAAATTTTTAACTACAATTGGATTGACATTTGATCCACTATTTAATACTATAATTTGATCATATCCATATCTCTGCACCCATGCTCCATTTACTCGTTCGTATAGAGATAAACTACTGCTACCAGTATTAAAATAAAAGTCTCCTTCGGCTGGATTAGACGGTGCCGTACTATAACCATGTACTACTAATGAATTAGTAGAAATCGGATCCAATACACTAGCGTCTCTAGTAGTTTGTGGATAGATAACGCCTTCTCCTATACCATTAGTTAATTTATCACCAATAGTACTAACTAATTCAACCTGTAATGGGTCGGAATAATCGGTAAAAGATACATATTGAGTATACGTATGTCCATTAGTTTTAGGATATGTGACTGCACAAGAATATGAACCAACACCTGATATATCTCCCGCATCAATTACTGCAGTTTTACCATTTTCAATATCTGCGCCACTTAAAGCAGTATTTGTAATCAAATCCGTCCATACTACAGTATAGTCAGTTCCCACTGTCTTACCATTCAATAAATTAGTTCCACTTTGTAATAATATTGGTGTAACTTTTGTTGTACCTGTTTCATTTTTAAAATAAGTAGTTTTATCACCGCTATATTCAAAAGTTAAAGTAATTGCGTTATCTCCATCTTTAGCATCTAATTTGGCATCCCAAGAAATTATTTTACTTATTGCAATATTTGGCGTAACACCCGTATATAAGAAGTTTAAAGTAATAGTACCGGTTTCTCCTTTTGTAACTGCAACATTTGCATTAATAGGAATTGTAACAGTTTTATTAGTAGTATTCGTTGTTATATTGTTTATTGTTACTAAACCAGACTTACTCGAACTTCCTTTATTTGAAGTATTTAATTGGAAATTGTTATTTTCCTTTGCTCCAATAAAGCCTTGATAACCAACAACAATACTGGTTGATCTAGTTTTTCCATCTGTAGTCGCATTTAAAGTTACGTTTTCATTATTAATTAACAAATTAATAGCATCGTCACCGTTATTACCAGCGTTACCAATATTACCATCAGAAACTATATTAATACTTTCTTCATCTTTGATATTCGCTGCAATATTATCGGCAGAAGGAGCTACTAATCTAAAAGTATAAGGTGAATAATCAGCAATTAATTTACTTGCTGCAGCTAATGTTGCTGTACCATTAGATAAATCTAAACTTCCCCATTCTGAACTACCAGTTCCAGGAGAGCCATTAACAATATTAGGCTTATACCATACTCTACCATTATAAGCATTTCTTGTAGATACACCGCTAGTATTTGTTGTAATCTCATATGCTTTAATCTCTAAATTTGCTGGTACATAAGACCAATTATCAACTAAAGTTTGACTCTCCGCGCTTCCGGTAGGATTATTTACATAAGCTGGAATACTTGGAAATTCCAAAGTATAAATAGTAGGAGTTTTACCATCAGTACCCGCTGTTTGCCCTAATAACGAAAAAGTTTTGTTATAATTTAACCCATTAACAGTAGCATCAAATCTAACGCTACCACTTGTGGTATTACCAGTAAATCCAGTAACTTTAACAGTGTAATATCCACTGGGTAAATTACTTCCACTATTCCAAGTACCGGTATATTTTGTACCACTACTATTATATAATTCAGCTGTTACGTTAGAAAGTGTAGCTTTTAAATTTGAAACTCTAGAAGTACCTGTAATATCATTTTTACCTTCATAAATATGAACTGTACTTTTTGCCAAATCACCAATTACATCCCATTGGGGTATCCCACTTTGATTTATCGGAACCAATTGATCATCATTGGTTAAGTCCATAACAACCAATTGCGAGCCAGTTGCGCCATCTCTTAACTGAAATACAGTAAATATATCTTCATAAATATCTGTACTATCTGAAGAGGTGTGAGCCATATATTTAAACCGCGCGACATCTGCATTAAAATATGCGGCGCTATTAGCATAACTTGCGGCAACTGTTAATTGAGTACCATCAACGGTTAAACCGGAAGGTTCCCCGGTAGTAATATAAGAATTCCCACTCGGCATCCAGGCTGAACCGTTCCAATATTTCCATCCGTCACCAATTATATTAGTTCCACCAGTTAAAGTAGCTGTTAAAGTCACTGTTGATGGATTTGGTGTACTCGAATCTGAAGCATACTTAATAACATTTGTACCACTAATACTTACATTTTTAATAGAGGAAGGCTGAGTAAGTAAGCTAAAAGTAATCTCTCCTTCTGCATCAACCTCCGCACCCGTTTCTGAAACATAATGCGCTTTTACTACATATACAATATAAGTATTCGCAGTAGGAATATTTGCATTAATGGTTAATTGCTTCGTAACAGAATCAAACCCTGTGGTAATAGGATGATCCAAATCTGTTTTTAAATACCAATTAACAGTAGATTCTGTTGTTTTATCTTGACCCGCATATGTAACAACAGGAGTAAGTACTAAATGACTCCCCGTCGTCCAATCTGGGTAATATGTATTATTTTCTTCGCTGTAAACTTGAGTATTCGGTCCATTAGCATATGGATATACGCTAAAGTTGCCTACATCAGTTACATCTATAATTGTTATTTTACCATAAGAAGTTGTTGCCATTTAAGCCTCCTCCACATCTACCGAACATTGAAAAATTGCTTTATAAGTTACGTCATCTGCTGTAATCCTTATTGCATTTGGTTCTAACGGAATTGCAGTAGGCGTCCAATCTTGAATTATACTCCCGTCTTCTGCATTAATTTTTACCCAAGTATAGGTTTTAATATAATTATCATCATTAGTAATATCTACCCCACCTTTATATACATAACACCTAAGAATGGTAGATATTACACCATTTACAAAAACAGTTCCTGCACTAGAATCTATATAAGTGCTAATTGCGTCTTCTCCTGGTGGCCCAGGTGTGCCTTCAGCTTCTATATCTGCAACATTTTGATATTGTCCAGAACCTTGACCATGTTCGTCTGGAATCTCAAAAGATATTTCAGCTGCGCTAATTCTTAATTTTCTCTCACCAGTCTCTTTATCAGTATAAAAAGCAAGATATTGTTGCAAGTCACCAAGATACATATTATCAGTATATATACCTTGAGTGCCTATCATATTATTATAAATATTTGTATTTACACTTGTCGCTGGCAATTCTGGTAAAGTCCCTAAAATTCCTTGATAATTATAAGAAACTTTTGCTTCTTTTGTTTCATCGATAGAAGTCTCAAATAAACTAATCGCACGAGCAGGTAATGCTACTGTATTATCAGAACTATTAATACCAATTCCATAATTTGAAGTACCATCTTCATTACCCATATCCACAAGGGCGCCACCAATTAAATCATTTATAGATTCAACAACTGCACTTTCGCTTTCAACCATTGCGGCAGCGTGATCTAAGGTGATAAAAGTTTTTCCCCCTGTTGTAGTAATATTCGTTATTTCATATACATGAGCCAATCCATTATTTTGTAAAATAGTTTGTGTTTGAGGATCAACCACATCTGGATTGTTATTCCCATTATAGTAATTACTAACTTTACACCATTGTCCCACTTTAAATAATTGTGGTTTCTCAACAGTTAAAATCAAATCTCTTGTTTCTTCTGGGTCTTGTTTTTCAGGTCCTAATTCTACACTTCTAATAGTTGATGATGGTCTAAATATAAATATTCCACCAACCGCTTGAATTTCTGCATATTCAAATACAGCTGTTTTAATTGCTCCTCGCGCAGTAATATTATTAAATACCGCGTCACCATCAGCATTAATCATCCAACCAGAACCAGTTTGATAATTAGATGTACTAATTAATGAATTAACTCCATCAATATTAATGTGCGGTTCTCCAGTACCAACTTGCACTAAACCGCTAAATTCACCAGCCTGCGCATTGATAGTACCAGTAACAGTTAGATTGCCATCATTGTCAGTATTTAAAATAGAATTTCCATTCTTATCGCTAATATTAATTCCATAAATACGTTCACCAGTCTGTTCATCTAAACCTAAAGAACCAATTTTAATTCTCTCTGTATGTGTACCATCAATAACTTGGAAATCATCATCAGAAGTAATACTAACTCTGCCGCCATCTTCATAAGAATTCTTAATAAAAAATCCATCCCAAGTTACTGCAAAGTGTGCCTTATCCAGTACATCCTGTAAATTCTGTGCTTTAAAAGTCTCACCATCTTTAATACCATACAAACCATATTGATCATAACGTACATAAGTTTGTAGGTCATAAGTTTCATCTTCTTTAGACTTATAAGCACTAATTCCAGACTTATCCCAACGGAAACTTGGATTTTCTTTGTTTCCAATTATGACTTCATTGGTGTTTAAGCTACCAGTGTATACCGCGCCAATATTAATTCCTTGGCCATCAATTACTGGTTTCCAAGTATTCCCACCATCAGAAGAAACTTTTATTCCTTCAGTATTTATTTTAACATAGTTAGCTGGATTTGTCAAATTATGAATAGAAATCTCATCACCATTTATTTCTACCGAACCATCCGTTGTTAAACTATACTGTCTACCACTAGCATTATTTAAAGAGTCAAGTAATACGTTTTGATTAATTGTGCCATCCGCATCAAGCAACGTACTGATTTTTGCATAAGTAGCTTCATTATATTGCACTGTCTGAACCGTCGCACTAATACGTTGAAATAAATCTTCGAATCTCGTTTTATAATTTTGAACAGTAATTGTATTCTTATCTGGCTCATCTAAATGCCATTCAACCTCTGATACAATTACCTCTTCTCGCGCCGGAGTCTGTATATAATTCGGTTCATCTTCAGTTCCTATGTTTTTAAAATTCCAACCGAAAAATTCCGTATCTTCTATATAAGTTTTATCTCCTGCATCAAATAAATAATCGCTTAAATTTTCAAGCTGACTAACCTCTACTACATTTATCGTATAAGATACCACAGGCTGCGCCGAAGTATTGCTAACCTGCAATGCATCCAAGTAATATAAGTCAGCATCTATATAATCTGTTGAGTTCCAAGTTCCTTCTTGAATAAAACGACTATATTTACCTTCAAATTCTTTAATTAATTGTGCTTTTTGTTCTATTAATTTATCAATTTTATCTACAATACCTTCTACAGTATTATTACTTTTAAATTTAAAGTTTGCAGTAACATTATCATTAATTTCATAAGTAAAGCTTTCTTGTTCACTGCCGTCAACCACAAATTTATAATCACTCAACCCCATGAAATTAATCTCAGTAGCATTTTCTGTTTTTTTATCAAAAAACTTTTGACTTACTGTAGAAGTATAAGGTGATCCTTCAATCTGAAATTTAAATCCAGGTAAATAATCATTAAGTTCTACATAAACGTGTCTAATATTTAAATTATCTCTATCTGTCCAAATTTTAACACTATAATCATCTAATCCATAAAGAGTTGTTTTTACTTCTTGATATTCTCTTTCTATGTTAGTGACAAAACCACCATAATTATTTATTGTTGCTGAATTAACATATACCTCTCCAAGTATATCTACTAAATTATCTTCTTCAACAAAATCTAAAAGAATTTCATAGTAAGTTGATAAGCCACTTTGGGTTGGATTATCTACTGGATTAAATATATCATTTTCACGAGTATAATATTTTTTACCTTCTATTACTTCTGTATCTCTGGTTTTAACAAAATACTTATTGTCATAAATAATAGCTTCTGCTTGTCTTTTTTGATAATCTTCATATTGTAAACCAGTAAGTGATTGGAAGTCTTCTAAAGCAAGTGATTGATTATTTTTGGCTGTTTCAACCATCTCTGTATAGACATTTCTATCACTACTTAATTTAGTAAAAGAATTTTCATAATTAAGTTTATCTATTTCTAATTCCTTTATCTCAGTATTAATACTCGATAATTGATTTATATATGAAGTTTTTTCTGCTTCAACGTCTTCTCTATCTAATAAACCCTGATTATAGTAATAATCAAAATTTAAAATATATGATTCACCACTTGGGTTAGATTTTGCATTAGCAATAGAAACTAATCCTTCATCTACATAATCTGATTGTGAAGCATCGACAATCATTTTAGTTACAAACTCTTCTGAGTTTATATTTCTTTCAATAGATTGTAAATTAATTCCATATTTAAATCCAGCCCAATTATCATTACCTATATACTCTCTTAAATTAATATATTTTTTAGGTAAACCATCTTCATCATATTCAATTCTACCAATCTCATCATGTTCTACTTCTAATTCTACCCAACATTCAAAAGTTTCAGCTATTGTTTGTAAAATATTAAAGCAATTAGATTGCGCCGCGCTGATTGAAAGAACTTTTTCTGACTCTTCATTATATATAGGAGTTATTGTCTCCTGTATATTAAACTCTGTTTTTAAAGAATCAAGAGTTGCATATGTTTTTATATCCTCTTTAATTGCATTCTTAGACGGTTTAAGATAATAATATTCACTCTCTTTTGCGGTCGCTGTAGGAACATTACCAATTAAGATTGGCACCTCTTTATTGTCTCCATCCGCAATAAAACGAGTTAACTGCACATCTTGAATAAAGTAAGTAACCTCGCCTTCTATATTATAAAAGAAAATTCCGTATCTTTGCGATGGATCTGATAACACGCTATTTGGAACAGTTTTTGTCGCTTCTGATACTAAATAATAATACGGAAGATAATTACTATAATTCTCTTCATCAAGCTCTACAAATTTTTTTTCAGCGCCACTCCAAACATATTGCTGATTATTATTATGACTATCTTTATAAATATATTTAGTTGATACTGTTTGTGCAACATTATCTATATAATAACTATTATTAGACCAATCTATATATCCACCTTCAACTATATTATTTAAAATCTTAGGAGAACCATCGAACCTTAAAACAATATTATCAGGATCAATATGTTTAAAATAATATTTATAAGGAGTTGGATCGTCTTGGCTATACTTAGCCACTAATGCTCTTAATCCTTCAGCTGGTGTTGTTGAATCCACAGAATCTTTCTTAGCGCGCCACCTTAGTACAAACTTTTGACCTTTCGCTACAGATTCAATGGAAGATGAATTATTTTCAAAGCCACTATTATATATAGTATTATTATAGTTTTGTGTAATACTTCCATTAAATTGAACTTTTAAATATCCTTCAATCTCTGCAAGTGAACTTAAAGCAGCTAATGGTTTATTGGCGCCCAGCTCTGGATTAGTTACCAACTCAAGCTTTTTTATTGAAGAGCCTTCGCTTTGTTCATAGTTACCAACATATGGATTCCACCCTTGTAAACTTCCGTCTTCTAATATATTAAAATTCTCGCCATTAGTAACGTAGTTTATTAAAACGTCTGAAGTCGAATAGATACTATCAACGTATCTATAAATTTCTCTGTCTCCAGCTTTAAAACGATCAACCGTTCTTCCCATTACTGGATCATAAGTGGTTCTTTGTTTATATACTAAACGATTAGCTTGATATTTTGTTTCAACTTCTCCTAGTCTAATTAAAACAGTATCATCAGTTTTAATTTCTGTATCAGTAACAATTACATCATTTTTAATACGATAATTAGTAGCAGTAATCGTATTCTTATCATCTATCGTATAAGACTCAGCTTGTTTAATAAATTGTAAATACTTACCATCTTTATTTTTTATATAGCTGTAAAATACATATACCTCACCACTACATACTTCTTCTTTATTTGTGTCTGTATTTAAAGCTGAAAATGAATTAACAATCGTACCTTTATAAATCGGTTCTGAAACTAACTGGCGCCCAGTGTTAACTTCCTTTACACGCCAATCTGTATTTTTAATAGTTTCCTTAGTCAATTCTAAAGCTGTACCTTGATTATTATTTAATTCTGTGTCAAAAGTTATATTATATCCTATTTTAGATAGCTCTAAAACAAAAGCATCCGTACACGTATACGTCCATTCATACCCATCACTTGATTCTGTATGGTCTTTAATAATAAATTCATACCAATTATTATCGTAATGAAGTTTAACTTTTCTTTCGTTTATTAATAAAGAAGCAAATGGGTTTACTACTTCTTCCCCAATATAAGGATCGAAATACTTATATTTTAAGGAGAAAGTTAAAGTTCTTTCTCCATTAGACTTTTTATTAAAAATAGGCTCATATACTTTATTCAACCCAGTCATTGTATTTGAGCCAATAACAGCTAATCTATTTTCTATGAATTTTTTTTCATTTCCGTCTTGGATGAGCTTATCTTCCCAAACGGAAATTTCATATGGTTTTATTAAATGCTCACCCATCTGTGCCTCCTAGAAATAAAGATAATCATAAAAGATTTCTATGCCTTCTGCGCCATTGGTTATTTCTAAAATAGAACCATCATTTTTACTACCATTTGTTTCTAATTTAAAGAAATAACCCGCTTCTATATATTCGTTATAAATATTACCTGATGTTGTAATAATATGGTCAGTAGTAAGTTTAGCAACACCTGCTATTATTTCATTCGTTGTATCTATTAATACTCCCATATCTGTTACACCATCAGAACCTTTCTTTAAAGTAACAGGCTTTATAATTAATGAAGCTAAATTATTTAATCCGTCTGGCTTATATTTTATAGTTACCCCACTTTGCGCCACTGCCGCAGGAAGGTATAAACGAAAACCAGTTTTAATATCTCCCGGATTATATACTTTAATTATTCCATCATTATAAATATCAAACTCCTGATAATCTTCTGCTGATAAAATTCCACTAGAAATAGCCCACTCTTCACTTTCTTCATCTTGCTTTAATGATTTCATAACCGATTTAGCGAAAGGAAAACGACATACAAAACTAATTTTCCCTTCTCCTTTATAGACTCGTTCAATACCTTCATATTTCCATGGAGTGACTGTTTCCCATCCTGGAACAAAGACTTCATATGTATAAGAAATTGTAGTCTCTATATCTTCTTCACTTTCATTGATAAAAGTAACTATATTATTTTCTAATATATATTCAACACCACTGACTTCTAAAGTTTCTTCTTTAAAAGTCTTTTCTAATTCATATCGAATAGTCTGTCCAGCTGGAATAGTAATTGAACTAGAAAAAGATTTATCTTCATATTTATCTTTTTCTCTATCTCTTCTTACTCCATTTCTTTCAGTATCTAAATCTCTTTTCGGTTCATCAAAGCAAATGTAAGAAAGCTCAACTGGGCTTTCAATTTTTGCTAAATATTTTTTATAAGGACGTTCATCAAAAATCAATTCTTGTGGTTTTCTTGAACTAAAAAGTTGTCTAATCTCTCTAAACTGTTCCTCAGTGATATGATCAAAAGCTATATCTAAATCAATAGTTTTTGTGCCATAATTACTTCCGAAATAATATTCTCCATCTAACCCTGGTATCTCAGCTGTTATATCTTTTACTTCTGGATGTAATTGTTCATCGTATCTATCACCATTAGAGACTCGTATAATTCCCAAATCGGAACTGTGTTTATTGCCAAACTTAAAACCTGTAAAGTCTCCCATTCCTTTTACTCCTATTAATTATAATATTAAATAAACCTGATATATTTATTCCTTTAAATTCATATCTAACGACGCTTTATCACACTCCTATCGTCATCCATGATAAGTCTAGACATATCTGCTTGAATAATCTTCTCTCCATTTTGACTAAAAGTTAAAACTGCATTAGCAATTTCTTGAGATTTAAAAGGTAAAGTGAAATTAAAAGTAGGCGTTGTACCCCTAATTATCTTCATGTTCATCGCCTTTCACTCCTATCCTGTCATAGCGCTTCGGAAGTTTACAGAATTCATTATATAATTCCTCTCCCGTACCATTACCGCCATATTCTTTATATATCTGAAATAAAGCTGAGGTATTATCAAACTCATAAAAAGTAGTCCAACCTCTGTCAATTGCTTTTCTCGTATATTTATATACTAAATCATGTAAAATAACTAAATCTGCCCTTGCTCTAATGTCTTTTTTCTGATCGCGCTTTTGGACTTTATATAAAATAACACCCCAAAGCCCCTGTGAAGCGATTAAAGCAGGTAGCAAAATTGTAACAATCATTTCTGGTGTATAGTGCATTTCATATTCCTCCAAAATGTAACAAAATTGCGATTCCTTCCTTATAATAAGTGGAGAGATAGAAGCCATTATCTACTTTTTTAATGTAAGGAGGCAACAGTTATGAGTAGTAGTTATGAAGAAAAAATAATTAAAATTTTGAAAAAAGAAAAAATTAAATTTCAGAGAGAAAAAAACCTTTTCAGATTTAAAAAAAGGCAGATACAGATTTGATTTTTATATACCAAATATTAATGGCGCGCTGGTCATTTTAGAAATTCATGGAGAACAGCATTACAAACAAGTAAAAAAATTCCAAAAAACACGTCAAGATTTCTTGGCACAAAAAGAACGAGATAGAAGAAAAATTTCCTATTGTCTCGCCCATGGAATCGCTTTATACATAATCCCATATTGGGACATTGATAAAATTAATTGCCTTAAAGATATTTTAAATCCAGCATATAGGGCGCGGACTCGATGGCATTGTAACTGATTTCTTAAAAATTTGACAAAATAGCGTAAGTTTGCTATTCTATAATAGAAAGAGAAAATTAAAAAAAATAAAAGAGGTGTTAATATGAACTATTACTTATTAATTCCTCTTCTTTTAAGTATTATTTTAATTATTGTATTAATATTTATATTAAAAAGGAATAAAAAAGAATTAAACGAAACTCTCAATAAAGTAAACTACTATAAAACAATTAAGCGCGATGAATTAAAATCATGCTTTAGAGAAGAGTGGAAAAATGAACAATCTGATTTTGAAATTAAGAAGAAAGAATTAAACAATAGTTTAAGTAAACTTGAGGCTACGTTAGCTGAAAAAGAAAAAAGATACGAAGAAGTAAATCAAGATTTAGAATTATATCGTAAAGGTAAAATTGAAGAAATTGATGGCGCCACCGCCGAATACGAAAAACGTAAACGCCTACTTGTCGATGCAAATATTGTTCGATATAAGGAAGTTAGAAGTAAACTTTATAATGAAGAGTTGGCTTCAATGCAGAGCCAAAAAGAAAAAGTAGAATCTGAAATAGAACAAATAAAAGCTGAGTTAAAAGTAGAACGTAGTAAGCGCGCCGCTATAAATGAAGAGATTTTACGACAAAAGAAACTCCAAGAAGAACAAGACTTTTATAAAATTCAACTATTAGAAGAAGATAAAGATGATATAAAAATCTTACGAGATATAGCTCCGCGCCTACGACATCCAGAAGCTATTAATAAAATTATATGGAGTAACTATTATCAAAAGCCTTTAGCTGAATTACGTAAAAGACTTTTACCAAACGGAGATTACAGCGGTGTTTATAAAATTACTCGAATTAAAACTGGAGAAATTTATATAGGTCAAACCACTTCAATCGATAAACGTTTCCAAGACCACGTAAAATCAGCCTTAGGAGTTGGAACTTTAACTAGTTCACAGCTTCATCGCACAATGGCAATGGATGGACCCGAAAATTTTACATTTGAAATATTAGAAAAAGTAGAAAAAAGTAAATTAAAAGAACGCGAATCTTATTATATAGATTTTTATGATAGCAAAAATTACGGTTTAAACACAATAAAAGGACAGGAGAAATAAAATGGAATTAAATAGCAAACAATTAGCGGTAGTAACTGCAACAGAGCCTAAAATTTTAGTTGAAGCTGCTGCAGCGAGTGGAAAAACAGCTTGCTTAGTAGAAAGAATTAGGTGGTTGCTTTCAATGGGCGCCGACCCTAAAAAAATTGTGGCAATTACTTTTACAAACAATGCCGCAGCTGAAATTTTAGATAGGCTTGGTCATCCTGAAGGCTTGTTCATAGGAACAGTTCATTCTTATTGTAACTATTTATTGCGCGCAGGCGGTGTAGCTACTGATACATTATTAAATGAAGATAGATTTGACGATTTGTTTTTACTAATCAAGGAAAATACGTATTGTATTAAGGAAATTGACTACTTAATAGTAGACGAAGCACAAGATTCTACCGCACAGCAATTTGAATTTTTTGAATTACTTTCTCCAAAAAATTTCATGTACTTTTATGACCTTCGTCAATCAATTTATGGCTTTGCTTCTGCTGATCCAGATTATTTAGTTAACTTAAGACATAAAGAAGAAATGACTTTATATGAGCTGAATCAAAACTATAGAAATGGAAATGCTATTTTAAATAAAGCAAGAGAAATTATTAATAGACTTGGTTATGAATATCAAGACCATTCTGTTCCAATGAGACATATACAAGGAAAATGTATTACCAGCAATATGTCGTTAGAAGGAATTGGGAACTTGATGAAGGGGCAGGTCTATGGAGACTGGTTTATTTTATGTCGATCTAATAAAGAGGTTGATGCAATTTGCGCGGTTTTAAATGAAAAGGGAATACCTAATGATACTTTTAAACAAGCTGATTTGAATACGAAAGAACTTAAAGATAGAATGGAAGCTAATACAATTAAAGTTTTAACTGTTCATTCGGCGAAAGGTTTGGAAGCTAATAGGGTATTGGTATATAACCCGAAATTGTATAATGATGAAGAGATAAGGGTATATTACGTGGCGGCAACTCGTGCTAGAGATGAGTTACTTTGGGTTTATCCATTGAGGAAAACTCAGAAAAGAAAACAAGCTAAAACTAAAATGACTAGCTGGGAATAGACATCTTTGAATATAAGTATTTATAATTTAAAATAAACCCCTCTCATATGAGAGGGGTTATTTTTATATAATTGTAATTAATATAATTAAACTTCATCCATTACTGTATACTACTCCTATTCTGTTACATTATAATTAATAACTGCATTTTCTGCACTCCATCTCGCTCCTCTTTACTCTATTGCTTGAATGTAATCTGCTCTAGCACTCCAATATAATGCAGTTTTGTATCTTTCTACCGATTGAGCAGGAACATAAAATACACAATCTGATTTAATTCCAGTAATCGAAGTATCCGTTAACTTTGGGGGTGTTAATGCCCGACACACAAAAACAGATAATGAAGAATTATAACGAAAAGCATCTAGTGCAATTTCATCTATTTTAGTACCGATATCCACACTCTGAAGACTCCCACAATTCTGAAATGCACCTTGTCCTATAAATGTTACACTATTAGGAATTACAACATTTTTTAAATTATAACAATAACTAAACTTAAACTCGCCAACCTTTGTTGCACCGTCTGGTATAACTGCATTGACAATACTATTATCAATCAACTTCGCAAAACTATCGTCGCCACCACCACTTATTCCTTCTAACATACCCTCCAAAACTGCTCTGTTTGTATTTTGAGGACTATTCATTACATAGTCTATAATTTTATCTTTATCCATTACTACCTCCTTAAACTAGCCAAAGCGTCTTGTTTTATTATATAAAAACTTAACACCTTTAAACTTATATTAAATAATAGGTTCTTCTGTCTCAGCAAAATAAATAGTAATACCCGATATAGGCTGTCCCACATATTTTGATGAGTCACCTTTGATAGATAAGCGATAATTACCTTGACTTTGATATTTATATTCAAAAGAAAATCCTAATGTACTAGAACCAAGTTTTAAGTATAAATTCAAACTATTATAATTCCTAGCTTTGGTGTTTTTTGTATCAGGAGTAAAACTTTCTTTGCCATTAAAGTTAAATTCTATATTCTCATTAAAGCTTGCCCCACTAAATTCACAAATAACTAAAGGACCGATTTTAGTTAAATCTGCTATTGTATGACCTTGATTATTTAGATCGGGTAATTTTGCTTTTTCAATTTTATAGCCTGAGTTTTCACTAATCAACGTTTCAAGCATAGATTTCAAAACATTAGGGTTTGTATTCTGAGGACTATTCATTACGTAGTCTAAAATTTTATCTTTGTCCATTGTAGCCTCCTTAAACTAGCTTAAATTAAAAAATATTTTTTAACTTAAAATTCTTTTATTATACTCGATCAATTGTAAAAGTCCATTCACCAGGCTCATAGGGATTTGATCCGTTCACTTCATAAGTTTTATTAATTCTAATATCAATAGGACTTAAAATTCCCATCTGTACTCCTACATATATTTCATCACTAATATCATAATCATTTGCCCTATTATATGTAAATGGAGAGCCTTCAATTGAAATACCATTTGCATCTGCTACCGAAATTTTTACCGAGGTCACATCTGGGTTCCATTTTTTATTAATACTTTTGGTACCGAAATAATTATACGTACCAGGCTCATAGTCATAATCACCCTCTTCGTAATGTCTATTAACATCCATTTTTACCGTAAAAGGGAAAGTAATGTCATCTCTATCTGATTCACTGTCATCCTTTTTCGATCTTTCTATATCCAATCCCATCTGCTTCAAAATCGCCATATTCGTATTCCATGGAGTCTCTCTTAAGTAATCGTAAATTTCTTCCGAAACGGTTTCACCCGCATCGGTTATAAGTTGTTTTAAAACAGTCATATTAAGATGACCGAGATTTTTATATATGTAATCTATTGGTTTCATTGGCTAGGTTAACCTCCTTTATAACTAATTAAAAATATCTGTCTTATATAAGTGATAAAACTACTGCTTAAATCTCCAAATTTGCTTTTTCTTAAAAATTCTTCTATAATATAAATATAATGGAAAGGAGTAGATAAAGAGGAAAACTAATGTTTAAAGTAAAAAGAATCGATAATAAAAAAATCTACCAAGTTCTCGATACCTATTGCGACCAAACCTTCCATCACACCTATTTCCTCTTATGGGATAATAACGGATGGCGATGGCGGCCGGCCGATAAATTTGTACCACCGAACTGGGAAGGAGAAGATAATGAATAAAGAAAGAATTGAAAAAATTTATAATAAAGCTCTATGTGAACGATATCCTTTTCTAATAGTTCATAATAATTGGACAAGAATACCTGAAGAAGATTGTAATTATATAATACTTGATTTAATGCCTTCTGGGTGGCGCCGCGCCTTTGGACTACAAATGTGTGAGGAAATAAGAAGAATACTTATTGAATACGATTTTCTATATGACTATGAAATCGTCGATATAAAAGAAAAGTATGGAGAGCTTAGGTGGTATGATTTTGGCGCGCCAGATGAGGTTTATAATATAATTAATAAGTATAGGAAACTTTCAAAAAAAATTTGTATATGTTGCGGACAACCAGCGACTAAAATTTCGATGGGGTGGATTAGTCCGTGGTGTGATAAGTGTGCAGATAAATTATCAGCAAATACAAGCTTTGAAAGTATAGAAGGAGAAACTGAATGACTTATGATGCTAAATCAATAGAAACATTATCATTTAGAGATGCTATAAGAGAACGCGTTGCAATGTACATGGGCAGCGCCGATAATCAAGGCGTCCTTCAATGCGTTCGCGAAATTATTACCAATTCAATAGATGAAGCTACAATGGGTTATGGCGATACGATTTGGATCGGATTAGAAGGTAATAAGGTAAAAATAGAAGATAACGCACGTGGAGTTCCGTTTGGTGTAAGAGAAGATGGCACTGAAGCAATGGAAGCCATTTATACAATGCCACATACTGGTGGAAAATTTGATGAAAAAATTTATCAGAATGTTGCAGGAATGAATGGTATTGGCGCTAAAGGCGTAGCACTTTCATCTTCATATTTTAAAGCAATTTCTATTCGTGATGGCAAAGTGGCACAATTAATTCTAAAAGATGGAATTAAGGAGTCTTTTACAATTGATGATTATAAAGAAGATACTAAATTACATGGTACAAGCGTTATATTTATTCCATCGCCAGAAGTATATAATCTAGAGCCTATAAAAATAGACTTTGAAGACTTAAAAGAAATGTGTAAGAATTGGTCTTACTTAACTCCTAATGTGAATTTTAAGCTTCACAATTATGATACTGGTGAAGAAATACATTACAAATCAACAAATGGAATATTAGATTTTCTTAAAGACACAATCACAAAACCAATTCATAAAACTCCACTTTATATTTCAGTGGAAGAAAATGGAATTGAATGTGAAATTGCTATGCAGTGGGCGGCCGACCGTAGAGAACATTGGTACGTATTTACTAATGGACTCGCCAACTCAGAAGGCGGCACCTCACTTACTGGAGTTAAAACTTCTCTTACTAATTTCTTCAAAAAGAAATTTAAAGGGGAATTTGCAGCTGATATAGCTCGTGGAGGACTTTATTACATTGTAAATTGCAAAGTTCCAAATCCATCTTTTGCAAACCAAACCAAAACAAAAATCAACAATCCTGAACTTCGTGGACTCGCGCAGCGTGCAACGACACAGATGTTGGAAGATTTTAGTAGACGTCATGTTGCAGAGTTCGAACAAATACTTGATTTGCTTACTAAAGAACTCAAAGCTGAACGTGCTGCAGAGAGGGCGCGCAAGCAGGTTCTTGAAGCAGGTAAAGAAATTGAAAAGAATCAAAAGAAAAAGGTATTTGCTTCAGACAAGCTGAAAGACGCTGAATTTCTCGGAGAAAATTCAACACTTCTTCTTGTAGAAGGTAATTCAGCTGCAGCTTCAATGGCGGTCGCGCGTGATGTAACTAAATATGGAATACTTGCACTTCGAGGGAAAATGATTAATTGTTTGAGCAATCCTGATGAAAAGATTTTTCAGAATGAAGAAATCAAACTTTTCCTTAGTGCTATGAATATTGTGCCAGGTAAGTATAATGCAAAGAAATTACGCTATGGAAAAGTGGCTATCTGTACTGATGCAGATTCAGATGGAAGTCATATCGGTCTTTTAATAATGGCGGCGCTCCGCTATTTAGCTCCGGAATTTCTCGATGAAGGACGTTTGTATTGGCTTCGTTCTCCGCTTTATATAGTTAAAAAAGGTAAAGATGAAAAGTATTATTTTACCGATAGCGAATTTAATAAAGTAAGAAACAAGATTACTGGTGAAGTTCAGCGTAACAAGGGACTTGGCGCCCTTTCGGAAGACCAAGCTCGTAAATCAATGTTTACTGAAGAGTTTCAGAGAATGGAACAGTTAATTCCTACAGAAGAAAGTTTATTCTTGTTGGAGGATCTAATGGGTGAAAGCGTAGAACCAAGACGTAAATTTATTTTTAACAATATCGACTTTAGTGAAATAAAAGAGTAGAAAGGAGTCAGTAATGTCCAATATAAAAAATTTAATAAATTTAGTAAAATTACGATATGAGTTTACAGCTGGAGATGAAATTAGTTACTATGAAACGATAAGTTTTCAAAAAGAACCTGTTTCAATTTATATAGAAGCTATACTTGATCAAACAACTGAATGGGGCTTCATCACCTTACTTGACACTAATTCTTATACAGAAGAAGAAATTGAATACCGATATGGTAAAATTACTAATGGTATTTTAACTAATTGGCTTGATAAAACGGTAGTTGATATAACCTATAGTGGCGGATGGTCTAGAGGCGATTGGAGAATAAAAGTAAAATAATTTTTAAAAATTGATTTATTTTTAATTTTCTTCTATAATATAAATATAGAAAAATGAAAGGAGAGAATTATGAAGCTTGTAAAAGTAAAATTCGCAAATAGTCACTTTGATAAATTTTATTATTATTCAACTCGATTTGATCTCATCAAAGGCGGAGTATATAATATTGTGGCTGACAATAGAACTTTTTATGATAATCCTGTAACTGTTATTGAAGATAATCTTTCTGCGGTGGTGCTTCCTGTAGGAGTTTATATTAGAGAAATCACTTCTGCCAAATTAGTTGGCGCGCCACCTAAGCCAACAGGTGGAGTTGAAAATATTTATCTCAATGAAGATAAAGGAACGGTTGTTGTCAAATGGGTTGATGGTACAAGAACTAAAGTAAAATGTCAAAACGGAGAAAAGTTTGATGCCGAAAAAGGCATCGCCCTTTGTTTTATGAAGCGTGCTTTTAATAATAGAGGATGTTACAACGACGTATTTAAGAAATATATAGGAGAAGCAGATGAGTAATTTAAAACCGATAATTCAAGATAGTTTCGCACAATACGCAGGAGCCGTATTGCAGTCTCGTGCGTTAGTGGATGTGCGAGATTGTTTGAAACCATCGGCTCGTCAGATTTTCTACTGCTTATATACAGATAAATTCCTCCATTCTAAACCTTTTAAGAAAACCTTAAAAGGTATTGGGTCTGCCA